ATGGGATCGTTCTTGTCGAAATAGGCGTGGTTGTGGCCCTCATCGACCTCGAGCTTCTTGATCTCGTCCTGAGCGCCTTCGGGCGTCATCACGGAAGACTTGACAGCCGTACCGCCCGCGATCTCGTCCTCGGTCATCTTGGACCCGAGGTTGTCGTAAAGCGCTTCGATAAACTCGGGGCTATCGCCTACGCGACTGCCGTCGGGAAGCGTCGCCTTTGCAAACGCGTCGAGCGTCTCCTGGCCAAATATCTGCCTGCCAGCACGTTCGGCCAAGTCAATACGAGCGTCGTACGCCATACCCCACTTCTCTTTGAGCGCGCTGGTCGTGGCTTCGGCGCGCTGGTCGTTGGCCTGAGCCAGCGCGGCCTTTTTCTGCGCCGCGATATCGAGCATCTCTTTTGAGATCCCGTCAGCCTGCGCTTCCGTCAAGCCCTGCTCGTGGTACATCGCCGAATACTTTTCGAGTAGATCGATAACCTCGACCGGCTGCGTCGCGCGATCAATCGACTCGAGCTTGTACCCGGAAGCCTCCGCAGGTCGGCCCAGTTCGTTCAAATATCGGCTTCGCTCCTCGGGGGAATCGTCTATTGGCCGGATCACGCCCTTTTTACCGATAAGCGCCTGCGCGTCGATGTGCTGGCGGGCGAGGCTCTCGACGGACTTCGTATCCTGAAGGGAAGGGTGCGTCTTCAGATCAGCCGGTAGGGAATCGTGCCAGTCCGTCGGCGGCGTAGGCACTTCCGTCACGGCGGGCTCTGTCGGTGCAGGTTCGGTGGGGGCTACAACGGGCTCAGTCATTAAATATACTCCGTAGATACAGTGTCTTTCAGTTTATCAACAATGTTATCTGGCTCGTAGGACATCTCTAAGACGTGTAAAAAGAGCGAACGCAGACCGTCATTAAAAAGCAGCGCGTCTCGATCGCCGGGGACATAACTCGTCTTTGCGATGCCTGACTTCTCGTACAGGTCAAGGAAAACGGCCTGACCCGCCGTACCACCCTTGGAACCGAATAACGACTTGTAATGCGCTCTGAGTTCCTTGTCCGAGTTCCGCTTCAGTCTCAAACGGCCTCCGCAGGAGCTTCACCACCGCCCGCCTTCACGGCAAGCTCGGCTACTTGCATCATCATCGCGGCCTTCTGCTGCGCGGCCTGCTCTTTGGCGCGTTGCTGCCGGATCGCTCCAACATCATCCACTGAGCGGACGACCTCGACTGGTAACCCTCCGAGTTCCCAGATATGGCGCGTCAACACGTCCATGTCGAGGTTGTCGAGTACGTCGGGGTTCGCTGTTGCGAGTTGGATTATCGACCCGGCAGCTTCCAGAAGCGCTTGCTTTTCCGAAGCCTGCTGAGCCCGGGCCACGGGAGATTGATACTCCACATTCACGATCGGATTTTCGAGCCCAGCAGGCGGGGTCGGGAGACGACCCGCGCGGAATTCCAGCATCAAAACCCTCGCAACCATCGGTTCGAGAAGTTCATTTTGCTGGCGCCCCAGAACAGGGGCGAGAATTCGCTGTACTTGGTTCGAGATTTCGATTACCTGCGTCGCCGTCATGTGCGGCTGCCGGAAGACCTCGAGAATGTCCGCGTGATAGGCGCCCTCCACGTCTTCCTGTTTCGCCTTGATAAGTTCGAGCCCTATCTGGAAGTTCTTGGGCGAATTGAGTTCCTGAATCGGAAACCGGCCGGAGCCGTCGAGCCTGACGATCGTATTACCGCCCGCATGGGTACGGACGTTTCCGAACACCCCGCGGTCAGAGGTCATTAGCGGCGGGTCAACCGACTTCTGGCCCGCTTTGAGCATCGTCTTATTCATCTGGTTGAGCATCTTCGCGTCTGGAAGCGCCTGAATCCCGGGTCCGCGCCCGTAGATCTCGCCCGAATCCTTCTCCCAGCGCGGAGTCATAATCGGCTTCTCATAGAAGCCGCCCTCACGCAAAATCTGTGCGTTGCCTTCGCTGTTAAGCACATGGATGCTCGAATATGCCATGCCGCGCGGGCCTATTGCGCCCTTGGAAAAGTCGCCGTTGGGCATAATCGCATTAATGATCTTCATCTTCTGTTCCGGCTGGCCCCTTTCGACGAGCCTTTTGGCCTCCTCGCTCTCACCGGGGTACTCTTGTTCCACTTGGCGCGCAGTAAGCTCAAACGAACGGAAAACCGTATCCACATCGCCCTTCGCGTTCTCTGCCAGGTACAGCTCATTCAGGTTCCTTGAGACGAAGTACGTGCCGTCTGCGGGATCTTCGAGAACCGCGAGCCCACCCGTACCGAAGTTGATAAGATCAGTGTATGTCTCGTGTATCTGCGGCTGGAAACGCGCTTCGGGCCGGCTGAAAGCAAACCGGATGTTCTCCTCGACTTCCTGCAACCAAAGCTGGAAGTCGTAGTTCTCCCGCATCGCCTTGTCAGCAAACGCAAGATTGAACCATTTGGTCGACGGGTTCGTCAGGAGAGAGGAGATCGCAGACGCAAACAGCTGCGCGGAACGCATCCCGGTCCCGTCATAGATCTTCGCAAGTCGCTGCCGGCCGCCCTGATACACGTCCGTTTTGAACTCACGACGACCGACAAGGTTATCGGCAACCTCCTGCCAGGTATCTTCCCAGGTCGTCCGCGCGGACTTGTACTGGTCGAATAGGCTGATAATATGTTTCGCCGTCTTCATTATCCCTCTCCGCTTAGCGCCGTACCCGAACTGCCCGGAGAACTCTTAGACCTCCGCGATAACGATTTGCCAGTGAGCGCCGTTTCGGAACGAGCGGCAGCACCCGCGGCTGCACGGGCCGACCTCTTATCCGCCTTCTCTTCAGGATCGATCGTTGGGATGACCTTCTGCTCGAATTCCCCGGCACCGGCAAGGCTGGCCATTATAATTCCGGTAATCAGCGCCGCGGTAGCCATTTATCCACCACCGCCCAGCGCCGTACCCGAACTGCTAGCTGAGCCCTGGGTCAATGTTCCACCCGTAAGTACCGTCGAGGCCCTGCCACCCGTATTCGCGGCATTTGCGCGTCGCGCCCGCTCCTCCCTTTCGTCCTTGGTCAACTTCGTTTTGATCTGTTTGTCAAAAGCGCCGGCTGCTTCTGCGCCACTAACTCCGACAGTCGCTACAGATGACAGCGCTACTGCCGCCAGCGCAGCCGCGGTCCAGAAAACCATCAGACCTCCTTCACCCCTTGGTGTACCCGTAATCTCGCAGAACGCCTACGTCGAAAGCTGCGTAGTGATCCGCATTCCATTCATCGCGCCATGCGTCCATGAGACCGAGCCGGAACGTCAGCGAGTTCTCATCTCGTAGCGTGGTGTCTTCTGGCAACGGGTCGGCACCTAGAAAGTCTGCCACCAACCCGATATGCGCCTTAGCGTTTACGCCCAGGAGATCCTCGTAGCGCGTATTCAGTATGTCCGGGTGGTGGAGCATCCAGCGCATCTGCTCGAAGTTCCGCTTCCCGGGAAACTTGGGGTCCTCAATCGCGTACTGAAGCGCGCCACCAAACTCACCAAACTGGTTCAATATCCTCCGGTAAGCGAGTTGCACCGGGTTGGGCGCCATGTACTTGCCGTCGCGTAGCCAGTGGACATAAGAGGTCAGACACGCTCGCGGATCGCGGTAGTTGAATATGAGCCGCGGCTCCCCCGTCTCGGCCCACGCCCGGTAAAGCTCCCCGTCAATCTTGTCAAGTTCCAGCTTGTGAATTACAAGGCATCTATCGTCCGTCCACGGGCACGGTGACGGTTCACGCGCCTCTCGCTCGCGATTGCGATTGAACCCCGCCCAGTAGTATCCGTTGTCATTGCAAAGGTCCGGCAGGAGCCCCAACTCCTCAGCCCAAACCCCGCCGGAAGCGATCTCATCTGCCGACCAGGGCTTCCCCCCGACACCGCGTATCGTATACCCGAGCAGACCCATCAGCCTAGAGACAGCGTGAGTGCCCGACTTTGGGACCGATACGACAATGGCGCCGGCTGCTTTCATAGAATCAACGGCTCTTCGATCGATTCAGCGGGGGGGCTAAAGGGGTCATAGTCCGCGATCGTTTCTGTGTGTTGAAACGCGCGGTGGCGTTGAAGCGCAAACCGGCTCATCATCATCGCGTAACGAATGGCGCAAATCAGGTCTTCGTCTTTGTTGACAATCTTCCCCTCATCACGGTGGTAAGTGCGTATCTCGTCAAGAATCTCCGGCAGGTTCCTATTGATCTTCAGCCGGCCCGTTTGCATCCGGTCGAGCATCTCCATCAAGCCGGCCTCGAGCCCGTTCGATCCGTTATCGAACTGCGCGTGGACGGGAAGCATGTAGATGCCCTGGTCTCGATAGCCGTCAGCGAGCTGGATGCCACTTCCTTTGTCGTGTTGGTATCCGTCGTGAGGCCATGACCAGGGCATCCACTCTGCACCCCAAGCCTTCATCGCCGCAGCGTGAATAACCGGGGTGGATTCGCTCTGCCGGTAGCCGTGTGTAACGTGGATGCAGTCCGCATCGCGGTCGATCGCTACGTTCACACAAGCCGTCGGATGCTCCCAGCCGAAGTCGATCCCGCCAATCCGATACCAGTGGTCGGGAACGTCGATCGGATCCTCGAGAAAGAGGCTCTCCTCGATCGGGAAGATCTTGCCGGACCCCAGCGTCGGCTCACCGTTCGCCCTTGCCTCCCGCTCGTGACGCGGATAGGTCGCGATCATCTGCTCGCGCTCTTCGTCCGTATAGTGGCCGACCTCGTAAATATTCATCCGAGTCAGCGAGCACGACTTCAGACTGGGCTTCGGGTAGAACTTACGGACGACTTCACTCATGCCCTGGAGCGGTGTAAACGTAATGAACGTCATGCCCTTGGTGGCGTTGGTCCGGGTTACGCCTTCCGCGTAAACATCACTAGGCGGCTCTTCGTCAAACCAGATTACATCCGCCTGGTAGCCTTCCCAACTCGTCCGCTCTTGAGCATACTGCTTGAAGGTGATCTCTGAGATACCGCCCAAACGGTGCCTTATCGTCACGCTATCTAAGGCGTTTGTAAGCCCCCGTCCAGAGATAGGGTTCAGGATCAACGACTGCGGCAAACAACCCGTACCAAACGAACCCGGATCGCCCATCAGCATCTTCTGTGGAACGTCTCGCGTTGTCTCGCAAGTACGCCCAGCAGCGATGATTTTAACCGGCTTCTTGAACCGCCGGCCCTCCCACCACTCAGGATAGACACCCGTGGCGTGGAAAGAGATCTCCATACCGCCGGAGAGAGTCTTCCCCAACTGATTGCCGGCCATGAAAAGCCGCTCCCGAGCCCAACTACCCGCTGCGTGAAATTCAGCTTGCTTCGGGTAGGGCCGGTACAGCTTTGACTTGTTTCCCTCCCACGCCGTCAACTCGCTCAACGCGGACTTCAACGACGCTAAGTCGCTTGAGTCCGATGGAGCGGAGGTCGCCGTCGGAGAGCTGGTCGAGTAAGACA